CTTCATCATCTTCGTCTTCAGGATCGATTTCCATATTAAAACGTTCTATCATTTCAGGGTCAAATATTTCATCATCATCCTCTTCTTCATCAAAGTTATTACCCATATTAAAACGTTCCATCATTTCAGGATTAAATTTTCCTTTTAAGTGACTTTTATACGAATCTTCATCTTCATCTTCATCATCAGTCTCATCTATTTCAACTTCATAGATAGTTTGAGTTTTGTCTTCGTCGTCTTCTTCTTCTTCTTCGAGTTCTTGGTCAAGATAGAATTCCTCATCATCTTGCTCAGATTCACTTAGTTGTATAACATACTCAACGTCGTTATTTTCATCAGATAAATGTATCATTCCTTCTTCTTTTTTTACAATTACCCCATCTTCAGGACCCATAGCTCTAAACACTTTTAAAACGTCTTCGGTCGATGCGTCTGTTAGGTCAATTGTTTCATCGTCTGCATCTAGGTCAAGTTCGTCTCCCATATCTACATCCAAATTATCAACGTCATCATCAGATACGTCAGTATCATCAAATTCAGCATCTACTTCAATCTCATCTTCGTCTTCTTGTTCGTTAAGAGATTCTTTTACTAATGATCTGATTTCTTCCTTCATTGTAGAAGCAAGTATTCCTTTTGCATTTTCGTTAATAACTTCTTCCAAATTTCGCATTTGTAAGAAAGTATCTTCAACTAATGATTTTTGTTTGTTCATTATAGTTTGGTTATTTTACAATATAAATAGTGTGGTTTTCAAAAAAATTCAATTTTTATTAATTTTATTGCAAAAAAAATGGAGATATTTAAAAATACCTCCAATTTAAAAAAATAGTTAGTTTTAAATTTATTTAATTACTTCATCAATTTTACTTTCAGTTATGGATGTGATTCTCCAATCCATTGTGTAATGTTCATAAACTTTTGTTACTTTAGATTCGACATCAGTAGGGGAGTAACCCAATACTAATTTTTCTTCTCTAACTTTTTTAACTTTTCCTGATTCGTTATCTAACAAATCTGATGTGATCTTCGCCACAAAATACTTTTCTCCTTGTTCCATAGTTTAATTATTTATTATTTTTTTAAATAATCGGATAATCTTTTCATTAAGTCAAGCGATTTGTTACCAGAATCCCCAATATTTCTTTCAACGGACATTTTTTTTTCTTCATCTAAGTTTTCTTCATAGTTCATTCTCTCATTTTTATCTAAGAATAGATACGCTCCAGGTGTTGATGGGGACGAAACTAAATCAAAACAAATTAATTCAAAATCTTCTTGAACTTCATTTTGTTCACCCACTTTTTTAAGTGATCCTACACCACGAGAAGAAATACCTAAAGTAACACCTTGTCTTAAATAGTTTGCGGCTAGATCTCCCTTTGTTGATACGATTCCTCTTTCATGAAATCCAGGACTTGTAAGTAATTTTAATTTACCCAACAATACAGGACCCTCCCACCATACTTCAGTAATTAGGTGAGAAACTCTATCTAAATCAATTAAAGATGATTCAGGGTGATTAAGTTCAGATAAAGAAGTTCCTTTCTCTATCATCTTCTTATAATTTTCAGATTCTCTTTTTAATATTTTTTCAGGATATACTCTACCATTTCTATTTGGGGTATCGTATTTTTGTAATACGGCATAGAATTCAAATGGTTTAGAATGGTCAAGCATATTTCTTGACTCATTTAATGTACTTAAATTACGACTCTCATTTGGATTAATATAACCAGCGTCATATTCAATAAGAATTCCTTTTTTATTAGATTCTTGTGGACCTAAAATTTTATAACCGTTCATAGTATTTTTTTATTATAAATACTAAACTTTTTCGGTTTTTACTTTAATAGGTTTAACATTACCTGTTTTTGTTAAATAAAATTTAAAGTATTCATTATTATATAAGATATCATTATATATTCCTTTTATAATTTCTTTTAACTTACGTTTAAGTAATAAACCTTTAAAATCCATTTCATTAATTAAATAAATATTTATTTCTACATTCATAAATGATTTCTTTTTCATTGATAGTCCACTTGTTCTAAGATCCGTATCAACAATAAACTTATCATCAAAAAAATTTTTATCTATGTGATTATATATTGAATGCTTTATAGATCTGTTCATATTTAAAACCACTCTTGACCAATTTTCGGTATCATATTTTGGTTCGACCCAAGTCTGTAAATTTAAGTAAAGTGATTTAAAGTTTTTGGAATCTACTGTTCCATAGGTAATTTTTGAGTTTTTGAATCCACTCATTTTTGCGGTTTTTCCTTTTTTCATTTGTATTTTTCATAAAAACAATGTTTATTTTATAAAATAATAATCATTTATCTGATATATATCAAATATAAAATAAAATATTAAATTAATATATGTTAATAGTACATGTGAAAAAAAATGGGGGGATTGAAAGGGCTCTTAAAGAATTAAAGAGTAAGATAATTAAAACAAGACAAAATTCTAATTTAAATAAAAGAAAAGAATTTACTAAAAAATCTGTGAAAAATAGGGAAGTGTTAAATAAAGCCATTTATCGTCAAAAGTTAAAAGATAACGATTAAAGATTTTCATTTAATTGTTGTAGTTTAATGTAGTTTAAGGTATCAAATGATTCGGTGTTAATTTTTTCAATTGTTTCATCGATTCTTTTTATAACTTCTTCATCATTATCATCTTCTTGAAGTTTTTCTAACTTAGAAATTATTTTATCTTTTAAGGAATCGTAGTTTTCTTTTAATTTATTTGTATCGGAAGATAAAAGTGTTTTTAATTTTTTTTGATCAGATTCACTAAGATTGGTAATATAATCTTTAATTGTTTTATTTGCAATGTTTACCATGGTATTTAATGGTATATTAATAGGATCTTTTTTATCCTTTGGTATTTTTGTTATATTTTCTAAAATTATTTTTTTACTTGTAATTTTTTCTTCTAATTTAGTAATACCATTTGAAAATAAATTATCAATTACATCATATTCATTACTATAATCAGTTCCATAAACCCAATCTGTTATGGGTTTAATATCCTTATTTGATATTTTATTTATTGTATTTTCATAAATACTTATACTCTTATTAATAAATTCGTTAGCAATTGATTCACACAATCCCTTGTTTGAATTTAATTCATCATAAAGATAAAAAAGTTTGGATATGTTTTTATTTTTTAAAACAACTGAATTAAATTTTAATATTTCAGTCTTAGTTGTGTTGTTTTTATACGACTCAACTAACTTATTTTCTATTTTTGATTTTAATTTTCCGAATTTCATAATTTTTTTATTATAAATATCAATCTCTTAGTAATTTGCTCAATTCATTTTCCATTGAACCTAAAGAATTTTTACCTTTAGATAAATCAATGTACTTATCACCATAAATATCGTCATTCTCTAATAGAATATTTAAATTATCATTTTTTTTATTTTCAGGTAACGTTTCTTCTGCGGGTGGAGCTGGTTCAGAAGGTTCTCCCCCACCACCAAAATCAGGTAACGAACCACCACCACCACTTGGAGGAGGGGTAGGTGCATCTGATGGAGGGTTTTCGGTAGATCCCGATTTAATTTTATATAGTTTATCAACAATATCAAACATACCTGTATGTGTAATAACTGTTGGAGTATTTGTCAATTCAGCAGCAACTGCTCTTTCCAATCTTTGTTGTTGTGTATCTAATTTAATATCTTCATCGGAGAATCCAAAAATGTGTTTCTTAGCCCAAGTTGCTGAGGTTGGTGACAATGTATTTGGTATTTCACTTACCAAATCTTTATACAACAAAACTTTTTCTTTCCACACATCTATCATTAATAAATCCGCTTGTTTTGATGGGTTTGTTAATCCTAATGTAAAGTTTTGTAAATCATCTTCAAATCCTAAAATAAATAAATGTACAATTGCAATTTTATTCATTTCTGAAATCATTGCTTTTTGAATTTTGTTAATTGTTCTTGCAAATCTTATATCTTGTAAGGATAAATTTTTACCATCACCAACAACCTCCTCAAATCCTAAATAAGCTTTTGGTACCCGTAAGGCGGTAACCAACTTTTTTTGAATATATTCAATATCCGCAATTTCAGATAAATTTGTTGCTCCAGGTAAAGTTTCAATTGGCATTGTTTGAGTCACATCACGAACAGGAACAAAGTAATCCTGATCTACCGCCATTTGATTAAATCGTAAATCCACATTACCCGTTTTGTTATCAACAATTTGATCACGTTTAAACTTATTCGCAACACGTTGTACGTATGCTTCAACATCTTTATCGTCCATATTACCAACAAACACTTTAAACACCCTTCTTTCAGGCGCTCTTGAAGTTCTATAGATTAACATTGCGTCTTCAGATAACAATAGTTGTTTCCATATTCTTCTTGCTTTTTCTAACATTGATGTACCATAAGGTAATTTTCTGTCATCTCCTAGTAACCTAAAATGAGCAACTTCCCAACTATTAAATTCCATATCTTTTACTTTCCAATGGAATCTTAATCCTTTATCTTTTGGGTCTACTTCAGCATTAATTGATTTTGCTGCCATACCTCTTTCCAAACGTTCTATTTCAATGTTTGGTAATTGCATACATCCAACAACGCCTTTTTCTGAGTCTAATTTTAGATATACAAAATTGTCACCATATTTACAGGTATTTCTTGTCCACATTTGTAAATTAGTGTTAACATCTAATACATTATTAAATAAATCTGCTAATATGCCTTTTACTCTTTTTGATTCGGAATAAATTTGTAGTATATAACCGTCTTGATTAGGTGTGGTTGATTCTTCGGCATATATATCTAAAGCGGTGGATATCTCAGGAGTAAATTCCATTGATTCATAATCATAAAATGATGCTAATCTTGTTGGTTCATAATAAATCGCTTGAGTGTATAAATTATTTTCTATTTTTGCCCATTGACTTGACAAATACATAGATTGTTGTGCCTGTAGTTTTTCTTTTTCGTATTCCTGTTTATCAGTTGTTTTTAGTAATTCTTTTTTATCTAAAGAATATGTTGGCAAATCTTGACCTAAAAGTGAATTTGGTCCAAATGTTTTTGATAACCTTTGCCATATTGTAAGATTTTGATTGTTATTTTCCATATTAAAAAATTAAGTATAATGATAAATATCTAAATAGTTTGTCTTTTTACTTATTAAACCGTATTTGAGTTACACTTGGTGTTACAGTATTTGTAGGAGTTACAGTATTTGTAGGAGTTACGGTATTTGTTGGAGTTATAGTATTTGTTGGTGTTGGTGTTACAGATGGACTTGGAGACTCTCTATGTTGATTTGGTAATGACCCCCTTTTATTCGAAAACCCTACATCAAAAACCTTGGATGTCAACATATCTTGACCAGGTACAATTAAACTTGATCCACCCATTATTTTTCCCGATCTTCTCCTTACACTTAATCCCATTATATTTTATTAATAAATATTATCTACCCCCAAATAACCAACCGTATTTTTCGTAATCACTTCTACTTGGTCCACTATTATTTCTTCTTGAGTCATGACCTATATTTGGCATAGTTGGATTAAAATTAATTATATCCTTAACAGATTCATTATTACTTATTGTCCAAGACTCAATCATTGATTTTGTATGTTCTGTTACTTTTTCTAAACTTGAAAATGATGACTCCCCCACGTAAAGTGCCATAGCAATAGACATAATTAAATCATCGTGATGTCCTTTTTGGTGATCAGGTCTACCATTTATATAAACAAAAGTATTCATTTCGTTATATAATCTAGAACTATACATTCTAAATCCGTGTCTTAACCCCTCCTCAAAGGCGGCAATTATCTGTACTCGTTTAGAATTAAAGTTAATTCCTGGTATTTTATCTACCGTTCTTGATGCTGACCTCCACATATTATTTTGATCAACACCATCAATATAAAGATTTTTATAATCAAATTCTTGTAATTTACGTACAGTTGTAATACCCATACCACCGGTGATATCAACTACAACAAATGCTGAATACATATTTGCCCATTTAAAAGCAACCTCAGCCAACGTATCCGGTGGAATTTTTCCAATATATTCTAATACCTGTTCTCTTGTATCAAAATCAACAATTTGAATTGTACTAAAGTCTTCACTATCACCACGAGAAACATCAACACCCATAATATATTTGTGACCAACTTCCGCCTCTTTCCAAATCCATAATGAATTTCCCATCATTTTATTTTGGGGTTCCTTTAACATATTTTCACGAATTGTTTGTAACATATTAGAATCAAAGACATTATCTCCAGATCCTAAAAAATTACATTCCAACTCTTGGGATACTTTTCTTTTATCGTATTTAAGTTTTTTTACCATACCCTCAAACCACGAAGAACAAGCTTTGTATCCTGTATCCATAATTGATTTTAGTTTTACGTAATCTCTTTCTACAAATGGGATCCCATCCCAACTAATAATATTATCATCAGTATACTCTTCTTTATTTAACAAATAATGAATAATATTCTCTGTTTTAACTAAATATAAATCTTTGGTATATCTTGGATCCCTAAACCAATACATTTCAGAAATTTTAAAATCATTGATATTTCTTAACGCTTGATCATATATCTCATAATAAATTTGGTCATAACCATTTGGTGTTGAAACCACAATTACTTTACCCCCTGTGGATAGGGATGCCATACAAGCCGCCCAAAAATCACTATCAGCCTCAATAAATGCTGCCTCATCAAATACAAGTATTGTGGGGGTAAATCCACGTAAAGCATCTTTTGATGTTGCAACCGCTTTCACTTCAGACCCATTAGTTAATTTATAATGTTTTTGTGCGTTTTTATCTAAAGCAAATCCAATACCGACCCAAGCGGGCCATTGAGAAATAAATGACCTAATCTTATTTGCCATTTCTTGAGATGTGTCAAGCTTATTTGCGATAATAAGAACTTTTTCAGGTTTATTTTTTTTTGCAAATGCTAATTTTTTTGATGCCCAAGCGGCGGTTACAGTTGTTACTCCGGCTTGTCGATATTTTAAAGCAATGTTCTCATTATAATTTTCATAATCTTCTAATAATGATATTTGATCGGGAAATAACTCTAACGGTACGTATTGTGAAACCGTATTATCATATGTTTGTAAGTAAGTTTTTAATGCGTAAGTTGTATCTGTCATACATTTAACATACTCTAACATTACTTGTTCTTTAGATAAACCCATAAAAGTTTTTATTGATAAATATCAAAACCCCCAGTTATTTTCATAAAAGGGGGTTTTTAGTTATTTTAATAAATTATTAAAGACCTAATTGTTTAAGAATGTCATCATCATCTTCATCATATCCAGGTTCATCTTCATCATCATTTTCGTTATTAAATTTATCGTACTGACTTTTAGCATCTTTTAAAATTTCTTCAAATTTACGTTTTGCCTTATTATTATCATTTTCATTGTCAGAAACAACATTTGCAATTACATTTTTTAAAAATTCCTCTGCAGGAATACTGTAAAGAATTTTTTCAAAATAAGGTTCATATTTTCTACCGTCGACATCCATTAATTCATAAGGTAGTAATGTTCTTAATTTTCTAACTAACTCACCACCAACTCTAAATTGTGCTGGTTCATTTAACATGTTATCTGTTTTTCCCATAATATCCTGAGCCATTGATGGGTCCATTCCTCTCCATTGTTCTCTTGACGGAACCATTTTAAATGATTTGTCCAATTCATGTAATAAAATTGGGAATATTTGACCATTACCATAATATGTGTCAACATCATTTTCACCATCACTATCATCAAATTCTTCATCATCATCATCATCTTCATCACCACCATCTAATTTACCTGAAGCTCCAGCGGCATTACCACCCAAAGTATCGATTAACTGTTGATCAGTAAAATACATTAAATCATTTGCTGACATAATTTTATTATATAATGCGTATAATCTTGGATTAATTTCATCTAATCTATCTTTATATAGTTGATAAGCAAATTGACCTCTTTTACCGGATCCTTGTATTAGTGCGTTAATTACATTACGTTTTTCAATTTCAAGTTGTCGTATTTCATCTGGAGTTAACTCATCCACATCAAATGAGAAATTTGCAGGTAAGTCCAATTTTTTATTTTCTTTTGGTTTCATTTGAAACGATCCGGGGTCAATAGGTTGTTCACCTAAAAAAGTTAACATGTTAAAATAAGGAAACTCATAAATAACCCCCCCGTTTTTACCAGGTTTTTTAGTTATTGTTTTTTGTTTTAACGATTGACTCATTGTAATATCTGGTGACATATGACCTCTTTCTTTTGCTGATATCTCAACTGCAAGATCTCTCAAAGCTTCTCTATTTTGACTATTTTCAAGACTCATTACCTCTCTTACTGCTGCCATTTGTTCCATTTGTATTGCTCTTTTTACTGATGGATCGGTAATATTTTCTTCCGTACCATAATAACGTTTTACGGAATCAACAATCTCTTTAAATCTTTTTCCTGCAATTCTCTCAACATCGGAAACTCCCTGTCTAAAAGATCTATTTTTAGCATATAATCCTTCGGGATCCTCAATTGAGGATTGAACTCTTGGGTCCATTCTTTCTGGATAATCTCCGTAATCTACAGGAGCTTCTTTAATTAATCTTTGTATTAATCTTTCTAAATATTTATTATCCATTGTTATTGAAATACTTGTTTAATTAACCCAATAAAATCTTGTTTCATTTTTTCTTTATTTTTTTTCTCTCCTCTTGGAGCTTCTTTAACTCCAGGGTTAGGATCTTTAAAGGGGTTACCTCTTCTTTTTGGGGGTGTTCCTGGTTTAGTCGGAGCATCCTTCTCTTTTGTTCTTTCTTTTTCTTTTGTATCGTTTTGTTCCATCTCTCCCATAATCGGCATCATTTGAATTGGTCTTTTCATTCTTTTACCTTCAATACCAGATTCATGTGAAAACATACTCATTTTTTTTGGATTTCGTAAAATCATAGAGTTATTTTTTTGCATTTTTTCTGAAATTGTTTTTAGAATATCTCCTTTAGTCATTTTTGGTTCAATACGTCTTTCAATCATTCCCACTATTTTGTCTTCTAAAAATTTTTCATAAGACTCATCCATTTTTTCAGGATTTTTCTTTTTGGGCATTGTCTTGTATTGTTTTTTTGATGTTGAATCAGAAAACTCTCTTGCCAATTCACACCATTTATTCTTTTTAACACCTTTACTTGTGTTACATTTTGCCCAAAAGAAATTTTGCTGAGATTGAGATTCAAACTTTTCTTTTAATTCACTTTCAGTTGTCTCCATACCATCTTCAGATGCCGCAGGATCTTTTACAATATTAAATGTTGAGTCCTCATCCATTTCAGTTTTTTCATATACTTCGTATGGTTTTTTCTCTGATTGTAATTTTGATTGTGTTGCCGAATCAGTACTAGAAACCATAGTTACTTCATTAGTTTCTTTTTTATTAAATCTTTCCACTAAAGATTTTGTTTGTGAATCATTTAATTTTGAAAGAAAAGACGACGATAAACCGCTTTCTAATAAAAATTGTATGTCTTTTTTAGTTCTCATATACTACTTTTTTTTCAAATTCAAGAACAATGTCTCGCTCGTATAGTTTATCTTTAACAACTTGTTCCGTTTCTCCAAATTTAAAGACAAGTCTTTTTATAATGGAAAAATCAATATCATTATTTTCTTTTTCCCAACCTAAAGATATAACACCATCCATAGAATCTAACATTGAAAATAAATCAGAATCTTGAACTAACTCTAAACTAATATCTCCTTTTGTTAACACACCAACTTTTTTAATATGCTCAACATCTGGTGGTGTTGGATATCCATTTGCGGGTTTTAACTCCCAATTGTCTCCCCACACTTCTAATGTATCAGAAAAAATAAATTCATAAATGTTATCCCCTTTATAGTTAGGACCCATTCCATTTATGTAAATTAATTTATTCATGAAATTGATCCATTTCGTGTGATCTTAGTATCTGGAATACCATTACCGTTATTAAAAATTAAATTTCCTTTATTAGTAACACCAACCAAAGAAGATTTTGGGTTATTTTCCATAAATTTTAATGATGATCTTTCTTGTCTTATTGATTCTGATAATCTAACAATCTCGGATTTATTAAAATCACTCATTTCTTTTTTTAATTTTCTTTGATTTTCTTCTTGTATTGTTTTTTCTTTAACATCAGTATTAAAATATTTTGAAATAATTCTATCAATTTTTGATTCTCCAAATGTTCCGTGAGATAAAGTTGGGTATGATTTATGTTTCATTTTTGATCCGTGTCTTGGATATTCATCTTCTTCTTCATAATCATTTAGATCAAACATACTGTCTCCCATTGTTAATTCTTGTCTCATGTTTCTAGTAAATGCGGACGGAATTTTTTCATTAAGAGCGTCTTCTAAACTCATAATCTCTTTCATTTCCCCTCCTTCTGATGGTGGAGGTAATTCTTGATCACCCATATCAAATTCTTCATCACCCATTCCTTCTTCATCGCTCATTTCAGGATTGTCAACACCATCTTCTCCAACACCCTCTAATCGGTCAATTATTTCTTCTACATCGTCATCATTTAAAGTTGTTAAATCTAACGAGGATAAAACAGAATTTATAACATATTTAACGTCATCTCCACCCATTTCTTCTTCTTCATTACTATTATAAGCTCTAATTTTTTGTGCTAATTTACCTGTAAGTTTTTGAATAATTTTCATTGTAACTGGTTCGTCATCATCCTCTTCTTCATCTGATCCCATTCCATCAAAATCAACATCCTCATCAGAAGATAGTGAATCGTCAGTTGCCACAGGTTCTGCCGTAGGTGCTGCAACAGGTGCCGCAACAGGTGCTGCAACAGGTGCTGCAACAGGTGCCGCAACAGGTGCCGCAACAGGTGCTGCAACAGGTGCCGGAGTTTGTTCGTCAAGTTCAATATCATCTGTACCATACGACTCTTCGTTTGTAGGTCTTCTTTTTAAGATGTATTTTTTGTTTTCATTAAATAATGAAGTACCGTTTTCATTTTCAAATAAAGTATTTAATTCTTTAGCAATTAAATTCATTCTTTTGAATGCTTGAGAATATGATGGGTAATATTGTCTATTTTTCATAGGTGCAATATATTCGTTTTCAGATTCATTAATTGCTTTCTTTATAATATAACCCGATTTTTCTTTTACAATTTGGTATTTATTACCATCCGCTAAATTGATAGAGTATTCCGTAGATTTAGATTCGTTGATAGAATTTGGAGAATTCTCTTTGTAACGAGAAATTTCAATCATTCTTTTAATTTTATCCATTCCTTGTAATTTTTCACTACCAATCGGTCTTAAGTTTCCCATTTTTTTGTTTTTTTAAAAATATTATTTTTCTTATAAATATATTAATACTTATGTTTATTTGTTGTTTTATAAAATTATTGTTTCATGGATAACTTTTTATCCAATATAGTTGTAGATAAATTATGTAATTTTTCAATATATCCGTTTCGTCTTAAAATTTTAAACACTAAATTTTCTGTTGAATATTCCCCATCTTTTTCTAATCCACAAGTCCTATATTTTTTAAGTTTTTTCTTATACTTATCGACAAGTTCTTTTGTGGTGTCCATATCCTCATCCTCAATGTTTTCTATAACACCGTCTATTATGTTCATCCATTGTTTAGATTTTTCTTTTAATAGATTTTTATCTATGTTAATGTCTTCTTTTTCTGGTTCATTTGACCACTCATCAAAAAGTATAGAATATACTCCACTACTAAAATGAGTTTCAACCTCATTTTGAACATAAAGTTCTACCTCATAACCAAATATTGTTATATCGTGATTCTTATTAAAAATAATTTTCTTTAAGTTAAATAACTTTTCATACAATTCAATTTGATTTGGTGGGTATTGTGAAAAATTGGCAACTATGTGTAAATCAAAATCAGAAAATTTTGACCAATTATAATTAGATAATGATCCCGTTAAGATAATGTCCGTTATTACAATATCAATATCTAAAAAGTCAATAAACTCATGTGCAATCTCTAATAATCTTTCTCTAACTTCAGATTTCATGGCAGGAGTACCACTATTTAAATCCCAAATTTTTGGATTTAATTCTTTTTTTGGTACAAAACTTTTTAGTATTTCATTATTATCCATTACTTATAAATATAATGGTTTTTAAATTAAGATATTTTTATATATTTAAAAACTTTGGATATTTGTGAATTAAAAAAACTACCTTGTGATTTTGCGGATCTAAATTGAGTATAGATTTGATGAGGAACATCCTCATATTCATAAATCATTCCATTTTTAAACTCTGCAACAAGTTTTTTTGTTTCAGTATCGTATTCCGTTTTAATTAAATTACTTGATTCAATTTCATTTAAAATTTTTGTTCCCTTAATTTCTTCTTTAATAACTCCCATAATCTTTTATTTTAAATATATTTATAAAAAAATAAAAATACACCTTATATACTTTTTAATAAAAAATTATTACATTTATAAAAAACAAATATTATGATTGAATTTCAAGACGAAAACGAAAAAGGAAAAAAGAAACAAGATAATAGTGGGGGAACTCCTGTTTTGGACAACTTTAGCCGGGATTTAATAAAAATGGCTGAGGAAGGAAAATTAGACCCTGTAATTGGTCGAGAAAAAGAAATTTTAAGAATCGCACAAGTTTTATCTCGAAGAAAAAAAAATAACCCAATAATAATTGGTGAACCAGGAGCCGGAAAAACGGCAATTGTTGAGGGTTTGGCAATGATGATTTATAATGGTGAATGTCCTAAAAACTTATCAGACAAAAGAATTGTATCATTAGATATGAATTCGGTTGTTGCCGGAACAAAATATCGTGGTCAATTTGAAGAACGAATGAAAATTATAATTGAAGAATTACAGTCTAACCCAAACATTGTTGTTTTTATTGATGAAATTCACACAATGGTGGGTGCGGGAAACAGTTCCGGATCTTTAGATGCATCTAATATTTTTAAACCCGCATTATCTAGAGGAGAAATTCAATGTGTTGGGGCAACAACATTAGACGAATACCGAAAACATTTTGAAAAAGATGGGGCATTAGAAAGACGATTCCAAAAAGTAATTGTAGACCCATCAACTAAAGAAGAAACTTTTGAAATTCTTAAACAAAGTAAATCTAAATATGAAGAACATCATAAGGTAAATTATGATGATGAATCTCTTCGGGTTTGTGTTGAACTAGCCGACAGATATATTACGGATAGAGAATTTCCAGACAAAGCATTTGACATTTTAGATGAGGTTGGAGCAAGAATGCAGATTGATATTAAATTACCTGAAGTTATTGAAAAACTTAAATTGGAGGCTCAATCAATTAAAAAAGAAAAACTTGACGTAATTAAACGACAAAATTATGAACAAGCAGCAGAATTAAGAGATAAAGAACGTACTATTATTTCTAACCTTGAAAAAGAAAAAAGAAAATTTGAGGATTATCTTAAAACAAGTAAAAGAATAGTTTCAGAAGAATTGATTTATGAGGTTGTTTCTAATATGACAAAAATACCTGTATCAAAATTAAACTTGGATGAAAAAAATACTTTGGTTAATTTAGAGTCTTCTCTAAACTTTACTGTAATCGGTCAAGAAGAAGCTGTTATGAAAATATCAAAATCTATTCGACGAAATCGTGTTGGAATTAAAGATCCTAATCGACCAATAGGGTCATTTATTTTTTTAGGGTCAACAGGTGTTGGTAAAACATTTTTAGCAAAACAATTAGCAAAAGAAATATTTGGAAATGAAAATAATTTAATACGTGTTGATATGTCAGAATATCAAGAGAAACATACTATATCAAGATTAATTGGATCTCCTCCAGGATATGTGGGACATGATGAGGGTGGACAACTTACTGAACAAGTAAAAAATAAACCGTATTCTGTAATTTTATTTGATGAAATTGAAAAGGCAAATAAAGATATTTTTTCAACATTATTACAAATGTTAGATGATGGACATTTAACTGATGGATTAGGTAGAAAGATCAATTTCAAGAATTGTTTAATTATTATGACATCTAACATTGGAGTTAAAAAATTACATGATTTTGGAACTGGTGTTGGATTTAAAACTAATAGTGATGTTGTTAAAGAAGAACATAAAAGAGATGTACTTAAAAAAGAGTTGGGGAAGTTTTTTGCTCCTGAATTTCTTAATCGTATTGACGATGTTATTATCTTCAATTCATTAAAAAAAGAAGATATAGATAAAATTGTTAAATTAGAACTTGATATTTTATTAAAAAGATTACTTAAAATGAAATATAAGTTTAGTTACAAATTGGAAGTTATTGATTTAATTTCAAAAGTGGGGTTTGACGAATTGTTTGGAGCTCGTCCATTAAAAAGAGCAATTCAAGATAAGATCGAAGATTTAATATCCGAAAAAATACTTTTAAATGAAGTCGTTGAAAATAAAGACTATATGTTATTAGTAAAAGACGATGAAAATATTTTAATTGAGGACCATTCTATTCCTGAACCAAAAAAAAGAGGTAGAAAAAAGAAAGAGGATCAACCACAGTCGTAAAATTAAAAATATTTAATGTTTAGTGTAACCAAGTTCCTCAATCATTAATTTACCAACTTTGATCCCATTGTAAGTATCGTCAACAACAACATATTCATTTGGTGTGTGATAACGATAATATCCAATTGATATATTAAAACAAGGAATATTAAATAATGTATTGACCATATATATGTCCGTATAAGGGTGTTTATGGTACTTTGTGTCAGATGGAAAGTGTTCTGTTATTAAACCCCCACCAACTCTAAAGAATTCACTATCACGATCAAACATATTTTTACTCATAAGATATTCAGAAATCATATTGTTCTCAGGAGCATCAAATTGAATCCCATACCCAACATTTTTAAAGAACTCCGGATCTGCGTTTTTTGATCCGTGACAACCAGTTTCTTCAGACACAAAAAACGCTGATTTTAGATTTGGTAATTCCTTTAATAATTCCAAACAACCAAACACACCACATTTATCGTCACCACCAATACCAGTTGGGTGTCCTTTATCGTTATATGCTTTAAGTGATAATTTGATCTCTCCCTGAGCGTTAGGTAACATTTCCTCAACAACGTTAATTGTGTCAATTGTATGTACCGTATCGGTGTGAGCAATCACACACGGGAAGTATTCAATATCTTCATCGGTTTGTTTCGTTGCGTAGATGTTATACATCTCATCAACATAAAACGGAATATTGTTCTCGGTTAACCAATTAGTAATAAATTGGATCATCAAATCCTCTTTATATGTCTTTGTTGGTACGGACAATACTTGTTTTAATAAGTCATAATTTCTTTCCATGGTACAAAAGTACAAAAATTATTTCAATATACCAACAATTCTTTTAATTTCTTCAAATAATTCGTATTGGGTTTCAATTCTTTTCAATTCTTCAAAATCTACAGATCTTTTTTGGGACAGTTGATCACTCACATTCCTATTTATAGTGTTATCTCTAATACTAATAATAATCTTATTTGTTTTTGGGTCAATTTTATCCACCTTAAACATTTTATTTTTATCTGTTTTTATTGGTAACCAATTATCAAATCCATATTCTTTATCTACTTTTTGTTGAATATTAATAAATTCATTATAGTTTGTAAATCTTTCGTCATCATCAAAACCTTCATATACTTTTTCTAATTCATTTGCAACAAAACTTTGAAATTTATCATAGTCAACATCACAATTGGTATTATATCTTAGTTCATCCCAACCACCTCTATTATAATTATTTTTATCTAATTTTTCAATTAACGTAGTTAATAAAGTTTTAAGATCTTCATTTTCGGATTTAGTTTGTTTGTACCAAGTTAATAACACCCCAACCGTAGTTTGGAATTTATATCCAAAGTTTATTTCTTTTATTCCAAATTTCATAAACGGATTTACAAATTCAGATCTTATTGTGTCTTTAATTGTATTATAAACACAATCTTCAAATTCTGTGGTATATTCAGAAACAATCGTATTAACAAAATCAATGTTTATGTTAGACATTGCTTCTGATATTTTTTCGTTATTGTCATTCGATATTGATGGGTAAAAAGTTTTAACAATATTATAAATACTGTTAGAATTTTCATCACTAAGAGCATAATTAATAAAGTCACCATTATCCCAATCTTCGATATATCGTTCGTCTTGATAATAGTTATCATAACCCCCATAATTTGACATATGAAGGTTCCATTCATATTTATCCTCATCACCAATATCAAAAACGTCTAAGAAATCTTCATCCTTCTCAAATAAAATTGTAACAATTGAACTATTTGGGAATTTTTCATTAAATTTAATTTCACCAATTAAATCATCTCCACCGTTTTCATTCCAGTTAGGGTCATATCCCTTATAAACGCTTTTCAAGAATTCAAAGGTTTTACCAAATATAACTAATGGTGATAAAAGTTTAAGTGATTCTGGAAATAAATTTCTTAATTCATTCACATCACCAAAACGAATAATATCATCATGAACCCTAATAACACTTTTTTCATTATTTTCCCGATTATGTAAAGATACAATTGGAGTGTCTTCATTGGAACTAATTATGAAATATGTGTCCCCTTCATTAAAATTATTATCCCAATTATTACTATAAAAATCCCCACCAAAATAAAATGCGGCATCTTTAGATAATACCTTCACTATCTTTAAATCATCATTTTCAATAATTATTTCTAAATCTCCAGATTCGTATGGGTTATATTTTTTGTTTTCCATGTAAAAATAAATATCTTAAATATTTGGAATTTTTATTTTTTATCTTATCTTTGTATTTATAATATTACAAGTTATTTGACATATGGGGGTGTTTTTGGATTTGACAGGTATTGGCTGAAGACAAAGGGCACGTAGAGACTGAATTAATCTCTTTAAAAACTGATTCACAAAAACAATCGGCGACGTTTTATCGAAAATGGAAACTCTTGGTTTACTAAGAGGATCTGAAGTTACTGTAGCCTAAGAGGTTTACGGAAACGGGGGGTCGGTGGACACATAACCTAGCAACAGAAGTCTTTATGGTGGAATACGATTGAACCATAAATCGAGTCGTCCATTGGTTGTTGATTTACGATGGTGAAGAACAAATCAACTTTGTTTTTGGTCAAATTAAAACCAAATATTTTGGGGTATTAGAAAATACCAACCTAAACGTGTAGTCCTTATCTGACAGGATATTATGGACGAGGCTTCGATGCCTCCACCTCCACCAAATGTAAACCTCATCTTCGGATGGGGTTTTTTTATGCGTTAAAATTATATTTTATTGCATAAAAAAAGGGATCGATTCACATCGTCCCTATTTAAAACCTTAAATATACTATAAAAAAATAAAAACCTGAGATTACAGTTTTCGTAAGTGTCTTTCGAGTCATTATTGGTTCTACTCTTATCCACAGGATTTTGTCCTGTAACACTCATTACCAATTGGTTAGACCAATCACTCCTTGACGATATAACTACTCTCTTACTACTCCTGTCTCCTCAAGATTGCGTCCTGATTCGGTCTTCGACGACCTAGAGATTTTTCATAAAAATACGGTCAAACTTGCGGTTATCACGTTCCACTGACAGCCAGTGAATAGGTGGGTAACTTCCGTTATATCGTGACGAACACTTTTGCTTTATAGTTTATAAATGTTACTTCATTAACATTAAAGTTTTTGTGTCGTGGATTGTTCAAAGTTG